CTATATTTTATCGAACAAATTCATGGCATTTTTCTTAGCTTCGTCGGCTATATCTATATATGGCTTCATGGCTCTATAGTCTGAATGTCCCGTCCACTTCATGACGATAGACGGCGCGATTCCGAGCATGAGCGCATTACAGATAAATGTGCGACGACCGCAATGTGTGCCAACTGCCTTCCACTTGGGCTTGCTCTCTGTTATTTTTCTATCGCCTACATAATGTGTGCTTGTTATGACTTCGTTTAACTCACATTGGCGGCATACTTCTTTTATGTAGTTGTTCATCTTCTGGTTGGATGCGACTGGCAATGCTTTGTCTCCTTCCATTTTCGTATATTTATCAAGGATTGAACTGGAGTATTTGTTCAATTCGATTTTTAAAGCGGCATTTGTTTTCTGGGTTATGACATTGATTATTCCATTTTGTATGTCTGATTTCTTCAGTTTGGCGACATCGGAATATCGCAAGGAAGTGAAGCAGCAAAAGCAGAATACATCTCTCGCGCGTGATAAGTAACCCTCCTTAAACTGATGGCTATACACTTTCATTAGCTCATCCCAAGTTAGGAATACTACACTGTTGTTTGATTGCTTTAGCTTTGTTCGATAAGTGGTAAAGCTCACATCCTTAATGACGCCCTTTGTGACGAGCCATCGGAAGAACCATTTAAGCATGGATATTTTCTTCTTTACTGTCTCGTTCTGATAGCCTTGCGTAATAAGGTAATCGCGAAATTTAGAGAGCATGCCAGCGTTTATGTCTTCTATTTTTGCCGATGGCAAGAAGTCGTACAAGTTATGCCATATCTGATTATGCTTATACCTTACTGATGATGACCATCCACTTTCTTTCCCAGCCTCTTCTACGTATTTATTATAGAGGTCAAACAGGTTTTTATTTTTTGAAATCCCGTCCTCTTTTATTCTAAACAAGGAAGAAATGTCTTCCTTAAACTGGTCGTATGTCGGTGTCTCCTTGTACGCATCTGCCAAGCGGATTATTTCGCTTTCGTATCGCTGTATCTCCGTATTTATTCTTGACGCAGGTACCTTTTCTTCGCCATGCGTGGTGTTTCGTTTGCACCGTTGCGTATCCCTATCCCATTTGGCTGAGTCTACCTTATATCCAAGGGAGAAGGTAAAGCGCTTCATCTGATACCGTATAGTTAATCTGATGTCTCCGCGTGTATCTGGGGAGAATAGTATGCTGTATTTCATGGGCAGGAAATTTAAAAGCCCTATCGGTCAAGGTAGGGCTTTTGAATATACAAATATTATTTCTTTCGTTTCGTTGCTTCATTCACGGCATCTTCATACCTTTCAAATTGTCTGTCATTGAAGCATACGCCACACGTTCTGAACTCCTCAAAATATTTTTCACGAAAAAAATTTTCCCTACTAATTATCCTTGGCGTTATTATTATTCCCTGAGGCTTGATTGTTCCACACCGGGCGTTTGTATGAACGATGTTTATTCCAGGAACTTCTTGTAGGTATAAGTTTTTAGGAAGCAGTCCACTGTAAAACCATATTCCTATTGTTATACCTATTATTGTTAATAAGCATAATGATAGAGCAAACACTATGTAATGTTTCTTTGTTAAATTGATATTCTTCATGATATAATTATTGTTGGTCTATTTCATTTATATTAAACGAAGCTGTGTCTAAATAGAAATACAACGGCAAAGATACTGATGATTTCGCTTTTGGCCACATTGAAGTCGGTATATCTGTCACGGTTGGCATCTGTCGTCCGCAGGGTGTATGAATCAGCATTCTCAATGAGGATTCTGAGACGTACGCCATGCGGCTTTGTGTCGATGACATAGTAATCTCCGTTAACGATGTGTTCTGTCTCTGGCAGTCTTCTGATGCCTATGAGGTCTCCACTGGTGAAGGTTGGTGTCATGGAATTATCCTGCACTCTGTAAATAATATCTATCTGCTTCATGAATCCTTCTACAGAGAATATCTCCATGTTTGCAGCACCATTCTTTATGTTTGCATATATATCATAGTCTGGCATATTGTACATATATGATGGAATGATTGGACGTGCGTCTTCGGATGCGCTTTTTACCTCCAAGTTCTGTGCGGCGATGTTGCCGCCTTCCGCCCCTCCACGCATATAGTAATTATTCTCCATTCTCGCTCCTGGTGAGTGATGGTTGTTTTGCTGTGACATTAGTCGCGGCGCATCCTCGTTGAGCATGTTACCTGTTTCCCATAGAATCCAATCAAAATTTAATTCAGGGAAACGAGCCTTTATCTTTTCCATTGTTCTCCGTGTAATCTTTTGCTTCCCATCAAGCATTTTACTGAGATTACTTGGTTCTATACCTACACTATTCGCGAAAGCATTCATGGAATACCCGAATACTTGTAGGCGTTCTTTTCTTTGTTCTCGTAATGTCTGCATAGCATTATACTATTAAACCATACAATAAGATTTAAATTATAAAGTAAATACCTGTTTTTACTTTGGTAATAACAGGTAATACCTTATCTTTGCAATGTATTCCAAAACAAGTTACACAACACGTTTGCGGAATATCTATCGCAAAAATAGCGATTAAATATCTAACAAGCAAGACTTGAACCTAAAAATCTACTCCGTTGGATTTAACAATTAAAAAACTGATATAATATGGAATTAAATGTATTAGTAAACAAGGACTCGCATAACACGGACGAACCAGACATTTGCGCTTACGTTACGTTTCATGGTGAGTTAAACCCATCAAGTTATAACGGCGAGATAGACGTGAGACGCGAAGAAACGCAGATAATGTATAGTTTGTACGGTGAACTGGCTAAAAGGATAGCGGATTTAGCTGTTGAGTTCTTTAAAGAAAAGATTCAATCACATTAATAATTGACCTATGTATCTGAATATCAAATTAAGGTTTTACGGTAAGCATTACAGCCAGGAAATGGAAGTATTGAACGACCCACATTGTGGGAATGACGGCCCGATAGACGTGTCAAGTGATGAAGTCATGCGGCAGTTGTCTGACCTCAGCGAAGCAGCCAAGCACATCAAGCCGATTATAGAAGATTACTGCGAGAAGCGGAAGAATTCATCTGAGTAAATCTGACAATACGCGCTTGAAGTCCTCGAAGATGGTATAGTTATCACCATTTGTCATGTAAACGGTGATACGGTCTGCCTCTTCTCTTACGGCATACACGTGATTACGATTGATATATGTGTAGTGAACATGGTCGTCATGAATCTTTACTCTTACGAAATCGCCCTTACTCTCTGTCGATTCCTGCTTTTGCTGCACCGCGTTCTCCTCTCCTAAAATCATAGAGCCTTCTCCTGTAAGGAGCCATGAGGGGTTAAGTTGGGGGTAGGTATTTAGAATACGTTCTAATTTATCTGAGCCAATAGCACCATTATTATTGTAGATTTTTCGGAAGGAGGCATTAGACATTCCAATACTCTTCTCAAATGCTGATATTGAGACATTTATAAAATCAATAAACTGCTTTAGTCTTTCGGTTATCATGATTGCAATATGTTAAAAATTAAACAATATGAGAAAATAATCTCATTTTAATTTGGTCAGCATGAGAATATAGTCTATCTTTGCAACGTGTTACGGAACAAGTTGCACAACTTGTTACCGCAAATATACAAATATCCAAGTAATTGGAAAGCGTTCTGTGTTTTATTTTTCACGTCTCGCGATAATCTGACTAATCGTCGTCGGCTTGCTTGCCGAGAAAAACGAGACAGAGCCTAATGGTTGCACACCATTCATTGTGTTGTGAGAATTGAGTTGTTGATGGTGTGTGGCGGTTCGATTCCGCCGTGGCTCACAAGCGAAAAGTGTTCTTTGACTTATTGGCAAAGGGGTACGGAAGTGAAATCATAAGTAGCAAGGCCCAAATCCCCGAATGAGTGGTATCACGTGATAGTAACTATCTATGTCGTGAAGTTGTAAACGGATGAGGTTCGGCATCATCCATACCGCGTGAGCTGCCACGAGAAGTTATGTAACTATCATGTAACTATCATGTAACTACTACATAAATTCTTTATATCCTCCTCAGATATGCCGATAGCTGGCGCATTCACCTTTCGTTTGCGTTTGGACTTGGCGGCACAGGTGGTTCAAGTCCACCTATCTGAGCTAATTAAAACCTTATTGTATGAATAAGATTAAGAGAATTGCTGAGATAAGAGAGTTGCTGATGCAGGATGCGGAAGAGCAATGTATCTGCCGCACGCGCGGCTATCTCACTGCCAACTTCTACATGGAGATATGCAAGAAGAATTACGAAGTCGAATTAATCGTTGATGAGGATTGGCAATGTAGTGATTGTTCAGTCTATAACATAGAAGAAGATAAGGAGGACGTGAAGTTGAAAATCCTTATCCTCAACGAATATTCAGGGCTTTACGCAACTCTCAAACGAGAGGCGTATGAAAAACTTGACAGAGAAGCGAAATTGTACGAGGAGCATGAACAATCGCTGATGTACGATTTTCTTTAATGATATAAGCTCGCTGCGGTTCGCGTTTCACAGGTGCAAGGTGTTGTATCATTAAAAAGAGTGCATTCTTGAAAAGGAGAATGAGAAGATTTCTGTTACGCAGCGAGCGCACGCAGGTGATTGAGACTGGGTCTCATGTTTTGAAAGTTCCATGGTTGTATGATTAAATAGAATATGTGAGATAAGAGGTTCGATTCCTCTCGCCTGCACCAACCAATAAGAAGTATTATGAAGAAGGAATATTATTACGTTTCTTTGGTTTCTTCAAATAGACGAAACATGAAAGAAAAGATGCTTGCCGAGTATCTTAAAAATTACAAGGATTGCCTTGTAGAGTTCGGTGAAGAATATACGCCAGAGGTTCTAATTGCCGACCTCAATAAACGACTTGATGAAATCAACGCATCGAAAAAGCGGTGCAGTAATATTCATTTAAAGCGAGAAAACGGCATGAATGGCGAAATCTTCTTTGATTTTAAAGGTGATGTAAGCTATGATACTCAATCCTCTATAATGGTTCTCAGACCAGTAAGGCGATGGGTGGCAGGTTCAAGTAGTAATAAAAGTGACGCAGAATAAAAATCTACAATCATGAAAGCATTTACAAATTACAGATATTACGTTCTCTTTGCCATAAACTTTATGGCGGCAATATTGTTTATCGCTATGCCAGACGATAGCTGGAGTACTTTGAGGTTTATTGCTTTTTTGGTGCTCACAAAAGCAGCTGCATGCTTGCTTATCTACGTCACAATGGTTTTGATTTCGCATTGGAGCGATAAACACGAAATACCAGAAATAGATTCGCTCATTAATGGAAATCTTTGACAACTACGTTTTTGCTATATATAAGAAAGATGTATCTATCAAATATTTTACTTGTTGACGGTTGGCGACAATAGTCAGCAGGGCCGAGCGGTCGCAACGGATTGGGATAATTAGTTCTTCCGCTTCTCTATTTCATAATTCATACTAAGGTGGCCGTTCGTACATGCAGGTACGGACGGCTTTTTAATTGCCGACAAGGATTGTTTTTATACTTGTCTGCATTGATAATAATTAAATAACGAGAAATGAAAGAATAAATGAAGCGATTGGAACGACTAACAAATGAGGCGATTCATTTTATACGTAATGCTGAAAAATTAGCGTTGCGAATGAATGAACGTGGCTTCCATGTTGCATTTTCTGGCGGTAAAGATTCACAAGTCTTGCTTGCGTTAGTAGAAATGGCAAATGTGAAACATCATGCAGAAATGCAGGTTACTTCTGTTGATCCCCCAAATCTTATGCGTTTCGTGCGAAAGAATTACCCACAGGTTAAACTGAATCTTCCGAAACGCAATATGAGACAACTTATACTTCACAAGGGTATGCTTCCAATCAGGCAAGCGAGGTTTTGTTGTTCGGAGCTAAAAGAACAAGCTGGCGCTGGGTGCTGCACCTGTATTGGCATCCGCAGGGCAGAAAGTCTAAAAAGAGCAAAGCGTCATAAGGTAGAGGTAATTGGCCAACATATTGGTTATGATATTGTTGATGGTGAGTTACAGGAGCAAAACGATTGGGGTGGGCAATTGTTTGACAACGAGCAACAAATGAAAGTTTACTGCGTTGGCGGAAGAGATAAGGTTGTTATTTCTCCAATTTTCGAGTGGACGGACAAAGATGTATGGTCGTTTATTCATAAACATAAACTTCCTTATTGTGACCTTTATGATAAAGGCTTTCATAGAATTGGTTGTTTATTCTGCCCTATGGCTTCAACAAAGGAAAAGGCAATAGAATTGCGGATGTTCCCAAAATTCGCCGAAAGAATTTATATCCGTGTTATCCGAGAATTGATGGAGAAAGGGAAATATGACCAATTTAAAACACCCGAACAAGTTTTTCGATGGTGGATTTCTAACGAATCATTTAAAGATTGGTTCGCGCATTTAGGCCTGCCATCTATGTTTAACGAATAATATACAGCCTTTAAAATTCAAACGATGGAAAATAAAATGACATTACACGAAAAACTGAATCTTATTCAGACAAAGTTGGAAGCGCCGAAGGACTTGTATAACAAGTTTGGCAATTATCGTTATAGAAGTGCAGAAAGCATTTTGGCAGCGACAAAACCTTTCCTCCGTGAAATGGGTTTAACTCTTGTGACGGAATCGAAAATCAGCGAACATCTAAATCGCATCTATGTAGAATGCACGGTCACAATATCGGATGGTAAAACAAGTGAAAGTGCAAGCGGAATGGCACGCGAGGAAGAAACGAAAAAAGGCATGGATGGCTCACAGATAACAGGTGCTGCAATGAGCTATGCAAAGAAATATGCGCTTGGTAATCTCTTTGCTATTGACGACACTAAAGATGCAGATACGACTGAATACGCGCAACAGGTACAAGCTGCACAACAGAGTACAACAGCAACGGTGAGCCAGGCCAAGCCAAAGCAAGCGCCAAAGCAAGTGAAACAGCAAGCACCGCAGGTCGATGAAGAGCGTTTGATGTTGCTCTTGCAAGATATAAGTCACGCGAGAAGCAGGAAGACGCTCACAACAATATGGAACGAGAATAAGGACTTGCAATCCAATCCGAGATTTAGCGAGGCCGTTCAAGAGGCATCTAAAAAATACCCGAAATGATAAAAGTTATTTGTTGTTCTCTCTTTTTGCTGGCCTTTGCGTTAGCGTTTATAGTTTTTCTCGAATATGCACAATATATAGCCAATAAATATGAAGACGATGAAGACAATGAAGACGATAAAACTGAATGACAGCGGAATCCTGTTTGATGCAGAAAGCCACACCTATTGCACCAAGGAAGGAGAAATACTAAACGGAATCACGGGAAGGCTCAAAGAACGAGCTTTTCCCGATGAATATAAAGATGTTCCAGAAGAGGTGTTGCTACGTGCAGCGATAAGAGGCACGAGGATTCACCATGTACTTGAACTGTACGACAAAGTCGGAATTGAAACAGATGATTGCATGGAGCTTCAAAACTACATGAAGGCACAGACGGATTTTCCTTTCCTTGCCAATCATCTACAAAGCGAATATCTTATCACGGATGGCGAAAAATATGCTTCAGCAATAGATAAGGTTTATGTAGAAAATGATGGCGTTATCCTCGGTGACGTGAAGACTACTTACCATCTTAATGAGGAATATGTTAGTTGGCAATTGTCTATTTACGCTTATTTCTTTAACATTATCAATCCAGATGTAGAGGTCAAAAAACTCTATGCTCTTTGGTTCAGGGAAGACAAATACAAAGTTGTGGAAGTGGAGCGGAAATCAATCGAAGATGTCAAGAAGTTGCTTTATACGGAAGAAGCGTTGCCAGTCACCACCGTTGACGAAGCAATGATGCCAGACATCAACCGCGCGGAGGCTGCCATCATCGAATATAAAGAGGCGATGGAGTTTTGCAAGGCGCAATATGATAAACTCAAAGACGGCATCTTAGCAATCATGGTCGCGAACAACATCAAAAAATATGACGGCCAGAAAATCAGTATTACGCGAAAATGCGAAGGAGAACGAGCGAGCTTTGACAGCAAGGCATTCAAGGCCGACCATCCAGATATGTATGAACAATACATGGTGAAGAGCAAAACGCCTTCATCCGTAATCGTAAAAATCAAATGAACGAGATATTACAGAACGGCGCGGCTTTCGTTCTTGTTCCGCAGCAGGAATGGAAACGCATGGTTGACGTTATCAGCAGAATCGAAACCATCATGCAGGAACGCGAAGAACCTGACGGATGGATGAGTACCGACGAGGCATGCAGACTACTAAAGGTATCTGCTCACACTTTGAGCAGGTGGCGCGAGGTCTACAAGTTGAAGGTATCGCAAGTTGGACGGAATATCCTTTATTCCGTCAAAGATATTAACAGATTATTAAAAAAGAAAGAAAAATGAATCAATCTATTTTTATCGGAAATCTCACCAAGACGGCCGAAACAAAGCAAGTGAATGGTGGGAATCCGTTCACGACATTCACTGTGGCTGTTAATCGCAAATGGAAGGCCAAGGACGGCACGAAACGCGAAGACGTGCAATTCGTTGACTGCATCATGAATGGAAACACGTCGGGCATTACACCCTACCTCACCAAGGGGACAAAAGTATGCGTGACAGGGCGAATCTCCTGCCATGCGTGGGTTGATAACCAGGGCAAGGCTATTGCAGGCCTTGACCTCAACGTGAGAGAGATTGAACTACTTGGAGGTAAGCAGGAATGCCAGCAGGTTGCACCGCAGCAGCCTACATTTGCACCACCGTCGCAGCAGGGCGCACAACCTTCACAACCAGTATTGTCACAAGAGTTTGTCGGCTGGAATAACCTGTACGGCGGACGAAACGAAGACGATTTGCCCTTCTGACAATGAAATACGATTTGAGTAACCAGTCGGACAGAGAGCGCCTTATGGAGCACGTGAGGAAGGCCGTTGAGAAGCGTGAAGGTATCGTAGAGTTTACAGCTAAGAAACGGCAGCGCTCACTGCCGCAGAATCGTTACCTTCACGTTATCCTTTCTTATTTCGCTTCGCAATACGGCGAGAGTATGGAGTATGTCAAGGAGAAATTCTTTAAGGAAGTATGCAACAGAGAATTGTTTTACGAACTTGTTAACGACCGTATTCTTGGATATACCGAGCGCGTAAGGAGCACTGCCGACCTCACCACCGAAGAAATGAGCCTTGCCATTGAGCGGTTTCGCGATTTCTGCGCGATGAATGCAGGCATCTACATTCCTTCGAGCGATGAACATCGGTTGCTTGAATTAGCAGAAATAGAAGTAGAACGGCATAAAGAATACGTGTGATGCCCTATTATATCAAGAAGAAAGCAGCAGGAAAGAAGACGGCGTCAAGGACGGCGATAGAGCGCCTTGACAAGATATTTTCGCTGTATATCCGATTGCGCGACAGCCGAGCCTTCGGGTTCAAGGCATTCAAGTGTATCTCGTGTGGACAAGTAAAGCCATTCCGCATGGCAGATTGCGGACATTATTTTAGCCGCAGGCACATGAGTACACGGTATGACGAAGACAATTGCAATAGCGAATGTAATTATTGTAATAGATTCAATGCCGAGCATCTTGAAGGCTACAGAGACAACCTTATTAAGAAGATAGGTCAGCAGCGATTTGACTTACTAAAGGTCAAATCGCAGCAGACCTGCAAACTTGGAAAATTCGAGATTGACGAACTATACAAGTACTACAAGCAAGAAACCGAAAAACTACTAAAGATACAATGAAACTACCAAAAAGTAAATATCGCAAGGCGACAGAAAAACGCCGCAAGAATGTTATCATGATGTATGAAGAACTGACGGAGGAATATCCAAAGGCATCGGATTACAGCAAGCATAATCTTATCGCTGAGCGCATGAGCCTTACACGTGAGGGTGTGAGGAAAATCGTGATGAGATATTACCAAGAATCGAAAGAAAATGGGCAATGAGTGGATAACGATTAATAAGGATGTGTTTGACATTGGGCGTTACGAGAGTCTGAACGTTTTTCGCGTTTTCCTCTATTTCCTTACCCATGCTGCACAAAAGCCGAGGTTTGACCGTGGTGTTAGGTTGGAATGTGGGCAGGTGATTGTTACGATGGATGAAGTTTGTTCGGAAACGCAGATAACCATGCAGCAGTATAGAACAGCAATTCTTAAACTACAAGGAAAATATAAGATAACAAACGAACAACAAACGGATAACAAACGAATAACAATCAAAACAACAAACCAATATACTATCATAACTGTTTGTGATTTTGATTGTTACGTACATTCCGAAGCAAACGAACAACAAGCAAAACAACAAACCGATAACAAACGGATAACAAACGAACAACAAACGGATAACAAACAACCCACCTCCCAGCCAAATCCACCAAAAAATCCGCCATTTATCCAAAAAGAAAAAGAAAACGAAAAAGAAAACCTTTCCCCCACACCCCCTATAAAAGAAAAAGATAAAGAAAAAGAAAAAACTTCGCCCCAACCTTCGCTTAAAGAAGAAATAGACCCTCAAAAAATATCTACAATATTTTTCTCGGGTAGAAAAGAAGAATCGGCGGTTTTTGTTTCGGAACCTGACGGTTCCTCAACCAAGCAAAAAGTGGAGAAGAGTATAGAGCAAAAGAGAAGACTTTTGGAGGTGCATAGGAGAGAGTTTTACGATTCGCTCATTCCTTACGTGCAGGAGTACGGCAAGGAAATGGTGCGTGACTTTTTTGATTACTGGAGCGAGCCTAACAAAGGTAGGACACAGATGCGCTACGAGATGCAGCCTACGTGGAGTCTTGCGATGAGGCTTGCGACGTGGAACAAACGAAAAAAGAACTATGTCAGGAAATCAGCTACAGACGAGAAACGAGAAGCGAACGCTGCGGTCATTGAGCGTTTGCGAGAGGATGCACTACGGCGTCTCCGTCCAATGGATGAAGAAGAACCCCTGCCTATCTGAGTTGTACGCGAACTATTCACCGAGCTACTGGCCTCACCTGTCGCGCATTGGTGACGGCGCGTACACCCGTGTCTGTCCTGCGCTTGGCGCTCTTGATGACCTCTACGCCACACGCGGTGCCGCCGCTACTTGGGTACAAGCGCAAGTCACAGCCATGTACGTTGCCTCTGGCAGCAGGGATGGGACGATGGCAAACGCTATCACCGTGTTCAGCGAGAACTTCGCAAACGTTGCGGCGGCGTATAAGCTTACAGAGTTGATGCTGTTTTTCTCACGCTATGCCGCTGGCATGTACGACGACAGCTACACGACCTTCAGCGCAAGGCGTATCGGCGTTGCCTTCCACAAAGAATTTCTCCCACAACGCGACCAGGTTATTGCAAAGATTGAACGCGAGAATGGCGCGAGGAAGATGACGATACCAGCATTCGCCATCAAACGGCAGGCATACGACGCTGCAAGCGATTTCTCGTTTTCATTGAGAATCCTCAGAGACAGCGAAGAGCTGCGCAAGGAATTGTGCGTATCTGGCATGGGGGTGAACGGTATAGCCGAGGGTGTTCTGCCAAAAAGTGAAATTTGGCGCGTTCATGACTACGTTAAACGCGGCGATGTAAGAATTATCAAGATAGGCGCCATAACACGTCTAAACGGCTCTCTGAGCGAAGATAATAGTAAAGATGATAGATTGCCTACCTTGGAGAGAGAAAGTCCGTCAGAGGGCAAAAATAGCAATAAAGATAAAAACTAAAACGAAATGAAGAAGAATAACTTTAGAATGTGGTATCAGCAGACGAAGAAATTCCTTCTTGGAAACGCTGAGGCCAAGCGCGAGCGCGAGCTTCACAAGCAGGCTTACAGGGAAGTGCAGGTGAAGGAATATGATGGTGCCTTGTGGCTCTGCCACAGGGGCATCCCCCTTGTTCGCGAAGGAAGTGCAAAGGAAAGCCTGCCCAAACTGGCAGAGCAGGCAAGAGAATGTTGGATTAAATACCAAAAAGAATACGCGAAATGAAGGTTTATATCTCACAGCCCTATCGCTACGTTAGCAAGGCTGAATACGACTACGAATACAAGCGCATGTCGCAGACTATCATCAATCACGGACACACGCCGATTGTTCCTGTATTTGATTATTCACCATTTATCGGCGAAAACGAAGAGAACATTATCCGACATTTTGACGACAATGCTTCTCGCATGCTTGAGTGTGGAGCTATTGTCAGAATATCACCGTCAGGCAGGGGAAGCATTGCGAGCAAAATTTGTGATATGGAGATTGCGCTGATGTCTGCTTTTGGGCGTGTCATAATCCCGAACTATCGTGTTGGTGTTGAGTTGGAAGGTCTTAAAAAGTGAAAACAAATGGAAATGGACGAATACCAACATCTGGCATCAGGGTATAGGTGCGGAGAGCCGAGCGTTGTGTTTGCGGCTCTTGGCGTTGCTGGGGAAGCAGGAGAGGTGGCCGACAAAGTGAAAAAGGCTATCCGAGACAACAATGGAAACTTCGATGACGAGGCGTTTAAAGAGAGTGTTAAGTATGAACTTGGCGATGTACTTTGGTATGTCGCGGCTCTTGCGGAAGACCTCGGATTTACACTTAGCGAAGTCGGTCAATCCAATATTTCAAAAATGGAGGACAGATGTAGGCGCGGCGTGATACACGGCAGCGGAGATAAAAGATAAAACACGACAAAACGCGACATGCAAATAGAATAATGACAAAATGACAAAAGAAGAAATAACGCACATCTATTTCAAAAAGATGTGGCTCTCGCCGAGCGGTTATCCAAGGTTCCCGAGAAGCGCAATGTATGCGTACAGGGCTGGAGTTATCCGCGAAGAAGAGAAGGAAAGATACGGAATTGATAAAATAATAAGGAGGTATAGTTTATGAAGCTTACAATAAAAACAATGCGTGCCATAAACAAAGAGGCGAAGCAGCGCTATAAGAGTAAGATAGAACAAGAAGTGTTTGCTTTTGGAGCGAGGCGAGCGCTGGAAGAATATTCCAAGAACCTTTGGCATGGAGCAGACGAACAACCTGCATTCAATAGTGAGATAATTATCTACGCCAAGCGCGTGCTGCCAAGCGGACAGAAGATTGCACCAACCTATGCGGCCGTTTATCGTGACTTCATGGGCCGAAACGTTTGTCTGTTTACTGATATAGATATCAAGGCAGATATTCTTAGATGGATTAACGTGGAGGATTTGCCATGAATGATTGGAAGCCAGATGTAAGATGGAGGCCAAATACTGGCATCATACGTCACGAACCATTGATGCCAGTGCCTCACAAGAATGTCAATCTGCTCGTCACCTACGCGGAAGCTCAGCAGGAGCATGAAGCGATGATGTGGAAGAAGATGAACGACAAGAGGCGGCGTGAATACGGCATTTGTACTGCATTATGCTACCTTCATTTCATGCGCGTTGAATATTCGATGAAGCTTGCACGTGATGCTGTAGACACGCTTGCAAAGCGGAAGGACATATATCGACATGAAGTCAAGCGGACGTGCAGAAGAATTGTTGACGAAGTGGCGAGACTGAATGCTTGGATGTACAATGTCATTCAGAAAGAAAGGTATATTGAAGGCTATGACCACTTCGTTGACACCTTCAGCGAGCACATGAAAGAGAAATATGATGCGCTGCGTTACTGCATGATGCAGGCTTGTAAGCCATGTTTGACAGACCCTGCTTTGTATGCTCAGTTGGAATGCACGAGAATTGTTGCAGAATTGGCAGATGCCTGCCGCAAAGGAGATATGTTTAAATACAGAGATTACTCATATATCAAAGGTATCTACGCCTACAACACTGAGACGCTTATACCTCTCCTTTGTTCTCTTGAAGAATTGATTAAGAAGCGGATATTCATTCGCGGAAGCAAGGACGTTAATCTCAACAAGGATGAATATGTGTGCAGGTGTGTTGATGCTGTGACTGACAGATTCCGCGATGGAAAAGGTTTGGTTAAATTATTGGAAGAAAAATGGTAAAGCTATGAGTGAATCAAGAATAATTATCGACATGGATATAGATGAGTTAATGGACTACGTGTCTATGTCTGATGTAGTAGGTTTCGCCTACGGCTGTTACGAATATCTTGACGAATGCCAGCAGCAAGAGTTTATCGAAATGCTTGGCGTGAAAGAGGTTGTAAACCTTCTCGGCGATGTAGATATTGTTGAACATATTGGCGATGAAACTCTTATTGAAGAGCTGATAGGGCGAGGGTATAATATCACACGAGATGGAATAATTTAATGAAAATGGTAAGACTATGAATGAATATAGAATATCTTGTAATATGGATGCATACGAAATAATGGACTGTCTATATGAAAATGAAGAGGTAGACTTCGTGCACGATTGTTACGAATATCTTTACGTAAAAGATAAACAAAAATTTATTGATACGATTGGCGCGAAAGAGATTGTTGACAAACTTGGCGAAGAAGCTATTATTGAAGAGCTTGAAAGCCGAGGATATATAATCACAAAAGATGGAAGCGAGGTTTAAAGAAAATGGCGATTATGTTAGAATATAACTTGTAAGACGACTATGGAATACAAAGAAATACGAACAATGCTGAGCATTGTTTTAGCAGTGGTTGCAAATAGCCATATCGAGCAATGTAGTGCTTTTGGCAATTTATATACCTCAACCGTTTACAATATTAGAGATTCCGATATAGCAACAATGAGGAAATGGATTGCATATTGGAAGCAGACAATAGATAGATGCAACAAAACCGACTAAAACTAAATGATAATAATATGGAAAAATGGCATACAAACAAGGAAATTCCAAATGGTAAGGATAGATATATCATTAAATGGAAAGGCCATAATTCTTATAAGTTAGCTACAGGTAAAGAATATGTGACAAGTCGTTTGGAATCCCCATCATGGGGATTGGAAATTGAACGATGGGCTTATATCAAAGACTTTGAAGTCCCTTGTGAGCAACACCAAGAAAAACAAATTGATTGGGAGCAACGAAGATACGATATTGCCAAAAGCGCAATGGTTGGAGTTTTAGCATCCCCGATTGTTGATGGCATAGACCCGAACCCAAGCATTGAGTATGTAGCACACCATTCTGTATTGATTGCTGATGCGCTCATTAAAGAACTTAAACAACAAGACAATGAAATTACGGTTTAATTAATAAGACAATGAAAACTTACATCGGTAAAAAGCAGGTTAAGGCCGAACCTATGAACGAATTGGCCGCAGTAGAGAAAGGTTACGCTCGCAAGAACGAGGACAACCACGAATGGCGTGAAGGTTATCACGTGCAGTACACCAACCCAGACGGCAGCACCTACGACTCTTGGTCGCCTAAGTCTGTCTTTGAGCAAGCCTACAAGTGTGCCGACAGCTTCCTCAACCGCTTGCAGATAGAGTTCAGTGAATTGGCAGAACGTCTTGACAGCCTTGACGAATTCCTTTCAAGAGGTTTTGACCATGTGGCAGAAAAGGTTGGTTACAAACAGGCAGCCATGCTTATCTCTCAACGTATGGCTATGAAAGCATACTTTGATATGCTTGACACACGTATTGATGACTTGAAGCAGAGCAACAATGCGCCAACCCAAACGCAGGGCTAACATGCTCTACAAACTACGTAGGAGAGGTATTCACTGCAACACCAAGGAGCGGTGCATATACCTCCCCTACACAATTGACTAAAATCATGACAGAAGAAAGACTTAAAATGATTAACAAGATTGCCGATGAAATGAAATTTATCTCAGCGGTAATAGAGAAGATAGAAGAAGGATATACGTATGAAATTCGTCTTAAAGGTGTGCGAACAACGGATGGCTTTAGTGTTTACCCTTTTCTTTCGGAGGCTCAACGTAGCGAGATAGAAGATTTAGTTGAGAAGTGCATAAGAAAGAATTTAGAGGATTATAGAAAGGAATTTGAGAAATTATGAAACATTTAATATCCCTAAAGACAAATCAAGGCATCGCCTCAGTTGAAGACTATCAGAATGGCCGTATTGACAGAGGCGATGTAATCGGCGTCATCCTTCAAACGGAGGCGATAGGTGTGGTTATATCTCTTGACCAGTGGAACGAAAAATGGTGCAGCGAGAGAAAACGCAAGGTTTTCAATAAGGGTTGCGGTCAAGCGGAAGCCTTGCAGACATTGAGTGGTCTGGAGCTTACTCGCAGCATCGTGAAGCAGAACGAGGAAGATGGTGAAAGCATGACTGCTGCTATGCGTTGCTGGCAGTACAAGAAAGGCAACCTCCAGTGGTATCTTCCAAGTTTGTATGAGCTTGGAACAATCATCGCTTATCGTGATGAATTGAACGAGGTACTGGAAATGCTTGATGCTGACCAGTTTGATAAAGATGATTTGGGCTGGAGTAGTTCAGAGGGCAACAGTTGGGGCGCATGGGGCGTCTACTTCGGTTATGGTAACTTCAACACCTTCGGCAAGTTCTATGGCTTCGTTGTGATGGCTGTCTCCGCATTTAGCCCATTGCAACGTGAGAAATCTATGTTTACACACAATGAATAAATAAAACAACTATGGCAACTAATAAAGAAGTAGAGCAGCATTATACACTGCCAGTGAAAAAAGAAACAGAAAAAGAACCTGTTAATGTCGCTGAGATTCTTCGCGACTACAAGGAAAATGAAATAATTCTATACACAACTATATTTGGCAATGCGTTCTTCAAAGGTATCACGAGAGAAGGTGTTATTATCCTCGAGAGCACGAACACAGTCGATATTCCTTTAGACGCAAACGGAAGAATGTTGCAAGCGCAGAGCGGCGAATGTACTATTTTTCCTTCATGTGAAATGCGTGACTGGAATAAGTTTTTCAAACTTGGTGATGTCGTTATCAACCAAAAAGGCGATATGTTTGTCTTTTATTGCTGGGCAAATGGCAATTATACAAAGATGAGCATAATTGACTACTTCGACAAGCCAAACGAGTTTGGCGGAAACGAGATTAGACCCAAACATTTGACTGTTAAAACGAAAGACTTTCAGAAAGCCGATGAAGAGCAGCGTGAATTGTTCTTTGAATCGATGGATAAATCGTACACCTTTGCTGTTAAATGCGGAAGAATAATGAGGGTCGAAAAAAAAGCTCCACACTTTAAGACTTACGATAAAGTTCTTGTTCGCAACAGAAAGCAAAGCTGGAGGATAGATTTTTTTTCGTATTATGAGCAATTCGGCAGCTTTCGCTATAGAACCCTTGGGGGATATTACGAATTTTGCATACCGTATGATGGTAATGAGCATCTTGTAGGTAAAGATGTCATAGACGGGGAGGACATGAAATGATAAACATCAGAGATATAAGAATAGGCGATATTATCACCAAAGAAAACAAGTACGAAGGCTATAAATACTCTATCGTTGAAGGCATTGACAATATCAGCGGTACGATTCGTCACAGAGAGGTATATGAAGATGGAGGCAGACAAATGGCCATTTCTTCATACGAAGATATGTCGCCGTTTCCGCTATCAGAAGGGCTACTGAAAGCATACGGATGGCAGAAGTCATTGAATGGAGTAAATGTGCTCTTTGCAGATTTTGAGACTATTAGCATCGGACTTAGACCTTCTGCGGTATCTCATAACGCGTTCTGCCCGATATTGCTCCCAGATGGTTCAAGAAGAATGCACGATGCGATGTTTATGTACGAAATCGAATCCGTGCATGAACTGCAAGCGCTGCTTGACATGTGGAAGATAAGAGATATGTTTAAGGTAAGAGTAAAAATCAAACCATAACAATCAGACCCTAATAATCATGGATATTACAGACCACAAGAAACTTTATAAATAATAACAGCATTTATGGAAATCAAGATTGAAAACGCAAAGGCTGCCTTGAAAACAGCCGATGAGAGCGTCAAAAAAGTTCTTCTCGCTCTCTTACCCGAATTGAAAGAAACAGAGGCACAGACAGCCGCAAATCGCCCGATTACAGAACGTGTGAAGACATTTGAGGACGCTTGCCGTGAGTTGGGAGAAGACAACCATTTCGTAGAGCAGTATCGTATGATTGAGGAAAACGCAGATTTTACAAGTGACGGTCACGACATTTTTACATACTTGAAGCTCCGCATCATCGCCGCCGCCCTGAATGAGGGTTGGAAACCTCAGTTCACAGAAGACGAGGAACGTTGGTATCCTTGGTTCACGCTATGGACGGAAGAAGAACTGTCAGAGAAGAGTGACGAGTGGAAAGCCGACCGACACCTCATATCAACAGGCGACTATTCAGGAGATTGGGCGGGCTTCGCTTCTTCGCGCTCGTTTAACGCCCCCTCGGGTGCGCGTACGTACTTCGGTTCTCGCCTTTGCTTTAAGAGCGAAGCTCTCGCCACGTATTGCGGCAAGCAATTCATCAAGCTTTGGGCCGACTTCAACATGATTAAGAAATAATAAATCAAACCCTAACCATCATGGATATTACAGACTACAAGAATCTCTACAAAGCCGCGAGAAAGTTAGATGAAGCTGTTGACAAGAATAGCAAAAAATATCGTTCTGTAAAATATAAATCCAATTACTACGGATTCAACAATACAGAAGTCAACTCTAATTGCATGCACCCTTTCACCATTCAGCTGAAATCTTATCTTGAACTGAATCGTACTAACGAGCAGGGAGAACCAATCAAGGAAGAATGGTTGAGGTTTAAAGATGATTCGCTGGTGGAAGAGTTTATGGTCAAGGCGATTGACTGCCACAAGGAGGAAATTCTAAAGACTACTTCACGCTTAATCAAGCAATTTTTGAAAAAGAATATTGACGAGGTTAAGAAGGAGATGAAGCGACTGGAGAATATCGAAATGTTCATTGAGACTGGATACTAAAAGTATCAATGGTAAAGATAAGCACAACACATTCCAATAATACACTATTTTAGCAGAATGGAAAAGGAATCGCTATTAACCATGCTCGCCCGCCATCTATTTGGTAGGAAGTACTATGCCAATATCGTTGTGTCGGCAGGCTCATTCGATTATGGCATAAGTAACTATATCTTCCGTAACAAGGAAGAAGCGTATCGCCACAAGCAGACGCTTGAAAAAAACCGCTCATTTGATTACGTGGAGACTATCAGTTTCCGCAGCAGGAACCAGGACTACAAAGATTACCAGCATAAATAATGAAGTTAAAGGACATTTTTCGCAAACTACGTTACGGTAGGTTATACATCATTGCAGACTCGTCAGACAACTCAATCTCGTTGTCTGACGGGTTTATCGCATATATACGAAAAGACCTCGGGCCAATCGGTAAGGTGGCAGCACGTGTGGTGCAAGACGAGAAAGGGGATTATTATATTCATTTCTCGGCAGATGAAGGCGAGGACGGAACATACCGCTCAGTCTTATGCCGAAATGACTATTACGACAGCATAGGATTTGAATGCCTTGTGCCAACCGTGAATCGTATCTTCTATGATTACAAGATAGCTGGAGAGCATGTACAAATGGACGTGTCTGTGGTTAAGATTAAGGGTAGGAAGTTATACAAGATTGATAAGAAGGTATGATGGATATTGCTATAACAGGAATGACGACCGTGCCGTCTGACTACGCTTGTCAAGACGGCCAGACGGCGTTGCTTCACAACCTCGTGCATGAATATGGTGAGGTTCGCCCAATGCACAAGCCAAAAGTAGTGATGCAGGTCCCTATCGGCTTTCGTTTCCTCTATGTGCATTCTGGCTCAGGATATAAGCATTACATCTTTCAATCACAAGCAACAGACGAAGACGGGCAGGTCCTTGAAGGGTCTTATAATTACTACTATTGTGATGCGGCAGATGAAAGTCTAAACATGGTGGAGTTCGCGAAGAAGAAAGCGGAGGTCTCTCATGTAGATGCCGTCGGCAATACACTATTGATATTCACGGAGGGCAGCATTAACTATTACTTGTGGAAGAATACAGCGTACAAGTCTCTTGGCGATGCTCTTCCCGAGATAGGTATGCGGTTCGGATTGCTCGGTGAGCCTATCCTATATAGTAAGGAATGTTCCGAGGCTGATGGTATGTTTGTTCACTTCGATTACGAGGTGTGGCCGAGCGACAGGAATTACATCTACAAGCGCGAGCATCTGACAGCGTACACTACGACAATGCTGGCTCCTGTATCTAAGCTCATCAACGAGCACGTCACAGGTAAAGGAAAATTCTGTTTCCCTTTCTTCGTGAGGTATGCTCTTCGTCTGTATGATGGAACATTAGTTCATCATTCTGCGCCAATATTAATGATGCCTTCCACCTATCATGCCGTTATGCCCTTCTTGCGAGAATCAAGCTACGATAAAGGCAAACTAACAGATTGCAAAGTTGATGTTTTCACCGTTCGTGCTGCACTCACCTTCCTCATGGAGGACAATATCACCAAGGCATTCAAGGAGAAGTGGGGAGACATCGTTAAGAGCGTGGATATATTTGTCAGCGCTCCTCTTTACACCTATGATGCTGGCGGCATTGTAGATACAATTAAGTTCACGAAAATCGGAGGAAGCGATTACGCCAAAGGAGATTATGTTGGCAGGCTGAGTGCAAACGCTCTCATGTGGGGGCGGCCTTCAAGCGTTTCGCACATCCGGGGAGAAGACTACACAAAATACCACAGTGCGTTTAACTTCAGAGACCTGTTTAATGCGTATTGCTGGCCTGCATTCATTTCTCCAGGCAAATATGGTGATGTTGACACCATCGAACTTCCTGCCGTGACAGATGAAGATATGCGCAAGAAGATGACAGACTGCTCTTCATTCTATTTGCTAAAGAGTATTTCGCTGAATGAACTCATCAACGCCAGCGAGCAGAGCGAAGCTGTAACCATTAAGGTGAAGGATGACTATCTGCAATCTCTTGTCAATCGTGAAGTGATGACAGATGACTATCTAACGCACGAGAAGATTGCGGCGGAGAGGTCTTACGTGTACAATTCTCGACTTAATCTCGCTGGCGTCACGAGGCAGTTGTATGACGGATACCCTATAAGGCAGGCCTTCTGCCGATATGATGGAAGAGTGCCCGTTACCTATGTAGGGACTGAGGGCGGTATTAAATTCGGTGAGTTGCCAATTACCGAACTAACGGGGGCAAACGCATTCACCATCAGCGTAGAGGAAGGAAGGGAGATAAAATTATACAAAGAGGGAAAATGCAATATATACAACAGTATTTACAATCGTGTACCCACCCTACTCTTCTGCCCTTACACATCGGCAAAAAATGCTATTTGGTTGAGTACAACAGACGGAATACTGAAACCATTCATGAGCCTGGAGATGAAGATGCACGACTTCCTTAATCTCTCTTACGCTTCATTATATTTCGACCCTTTTAATCTTCCGTCTACGTCAGACCTTCCGCAGGACCCGGGGAATGAAGACAAGAAAGTAAAAGCGAGTTCTTCAATCTATACCTCAGCCGTCAATAATCCATTTTACTTTCCCTCTATCGGCGTTAATGATGTCGGTATTGGTGAGGTGGTCGGCATGGCCGCTGCTGTCGCCGCCATGTCGCAAGGACAATTCGGTGAGTTCCCGTTGTACGCATTCACATCAAATGGTATATGGGCATTATCCGTCGGCAATGATGGCAGCTATCAGACGGCGACACCAGTCACGAGAGACGTGTGCAGCAACCCCAACGCAATCATATCGCTTGATAGAAGTGTACTTTTCCCGACAAAGAGAGGCATTATGATGATAAGTGGTTCACAATCTACCTGTATAACGGAGGTGCTGCACGATAATCCTGCTTCACTCCTTAGTCATGATGTTGTCAAAAAAATGTCACGAGCAGAAGGGGTAGAACCTACTACTGAGATTCCAGATTCTGGCTTCCTGTCATACCTTGACAATGCAGGCATGGTATATGACTACACGCGGCAGCGAGTTATCGTATTCAATCAAGATAGGATGTATGCGTATGTGTTATCACTAACAAGCAAGATGTGGTCTACAATCAGGAGCGAGTATAAGTATTCTGTCAATAGTTATCCTGATGGACTCGCAATCACGCAAGAAGGTATAGAAGCGCAGCTTGTGAATGTCTGTGAGGACGGAGAGGCGCAGGGAGGTGTAATTGTCACAAGGCCAATGAAGTTGAACAACGCACATGCGCTTGGAACCACCACCGACATTATGGTACGTGGGAATCTCAACAATGCACACGCCTCGGTAGCCTTGCTTGGAACGCGAGACTACACTAACTACCTGTATGTTGGCTCTGGAACCAGGGGGAGAATCGCAAGGCTGCACGGAAGTCCTTACAAGGCGTTTGTCGCGGTCGTCATGGCGAACCTGGAAGACGGAGAGACTATTGACGGCATGAGTGTAGAATATCAGATGAGACAGGCTAACAGAATGAGATAAAACAAGGCTCGCCACATTATAACGTGACGAGCCTTGTTTTTCGGTTATAATTCGCTATAATTCGCTATAATTCGGTTATAATCACGAAGTATAAGGACGGATTTAATATGCTGGTAATTTGCTGAAAAGCGGTATATTATTTTTAATGGCATTCAGAATCAGCGCCTTATGAATGAAATTAATTTGCTTGGCAACTATAACCTAAGATGTTCCTCAAGATATTCACCGACCTTCATATTTCCTTCTTCGGCCTTCTCCTTTAGCTTGGCAAGAAATGCAGGCGTTACGTTTGCTCGCAATGTAACCTTGTTTGTTCTTGGGCGGCCACTATTTTCGCGGCGGCCGCCCCAGCTTGATTGCTTATTTGTCGTCATTCTTTAATTGTGATAATTCATCATTCAACAGACGAGAAAACAAAATGTCTATCTCTGTAAACGTCAATTACGTATGCGTAGTCAGAAGAGCCAGGGTCTGAATAATATTCCCTTATGCGGAACTCATAGACGAATACTTCACTACCATCTTGAATGTCGCACTGAACACTGAAGGATTCACCTTCAACTGCTGGATTCTCTTCATCAGCGTAGGTGTATTCGTTAATATCCTGCTTTGATGTGGCAACATGCCAATCGGCTTCTTCTAATCTACTTACAAGTTCGTCGTATGCTTCGCGAACGGAAGCGAAATTGGAGGATGAAAAACTTCTCTTAATATTGTCAATTAACATAGTAAGGAGTTCACCGTGATGTCGAGGGCTGTGAGAATTATTATTACAAGTGCAAAGGCAAATATATATCTTGAAATCGCAGCACAAAAATCAAGATAATTTTTATTTGGGTGCATTTTTAACCTTTGTTATTATTTAATATTGGGGCAATATTGTAGGTTAATTATCTGATAGAGAGATATTTAGTAGGCAAAAATAAATAAAATAGTTAAGCAACAAAAATTCCCGCAATTTCTTGTTGCGGGAATGGTTGGATGAATCAATTGGCGAGAATACTCGTCACATTGTAGCCGTGATTGGTCTCTCACAATCATACATGGATAGCATGGCGATAATCTCACCAATGGTATCTTCTTCTCGCTGCTTGTATAATTCAGACGAGTGTGATGTGTCTGCAATAACAGAGATATAGTGGCAGATTGCAGATGACACAAGATAATCATGAAGCAGCGAGGTCAGGCGCTCAGCAAGGAAGCGTGCGTGCTCATAGTTGATGAGTATGGTATAGTCGTAGCTCTCGCGATAGTCGTTATAATCATCCGTCATTGTAATTTCCTCTTCTCGTGGAGAAGGAGGTGCGAACTGAGACAGTTGCAGCATGGAATGCGTGTAGGCATTGTCAAGTTCGCGGATTACAATGTCAACATTACCATCCTCTACAATATCCTTCATGCGGTGCTTCACATGCTGATTATCCTGCAATCTCAATGCAACAGCTTCAGCGGAAAGGAATCCTGCTTGAGCGATGTCGTATAGAAGATTATTCGTCTTCAGTCTTATTGTTACTCTCGTTGTGCGTTGTATTCTACAGCTATTCATATCTCACTTCGTTATTGGTTAGTGGTTTTTTGTTCTTCGGTGCATGAGCGCGGCGAGGCTGAATACGAGCGAAGGATGCAGCATATAACTGTTGCAACGCCTCTGCTGCCATCTGCTTGTAATTCCCTGCCTCTGCTGGGTCTGTCTGCAATAGCCATTCAGACATGGCGTAGTTCACAATATAGGAATGAGTAGAGGTGGCGAGTGAATCAGCTTGGCCATTCGCGTAATTGGAAGGAATACGGAGAACGAAGGTGATTACATTGTCTTCCTCCTGCTCGGTTATTCCGCTACCCCATGTCATTGTTATTGCGTTTTCGCCTGCAACGGCCTTGCGTGTTGCTGATAATAATATATTATCTGCCGTCGTCGCACCTTCTACGATGTATTCGGCAAGAGCAATCCTCACATCCTTCAATGCAGTTTGTACGGAGCGCAATATCCGCTCTTCATCTATATCCTGAATGTCTTCCGCGTGAGATACTTGCTGCATTCCCTTGCGAGAACGGCCGATTTGCCATGATGTCTTAGCAATCTCATGAAGTAACTCGGTCAAGTATATATGGATTGTCAGTGTTTTGTTCATATTACAACCAATTAATCTTGTCAATATTCCTTACCTTCTGTGGCTCTTTGCGGATTGGCGCTGAGCGGTGGCCTGAGAGAGATTCCCTTAACAGGGTCAAATAGACGTTAGCCTGCTGAGATATAACCTGCAACACATTCGCTGGTGCCGCGTTCTTCTCTGCATACAAAGACATGATAGTCCATGCGGCTACATTCTTGTATGTCTGCTGTAATGGTGCCTGTTCAAGAGTGTAACGTGGCGGCATTGAGAGTGTGAGTGTGATGCTTCCCTCCCCTTCACTGAGAGAGGTCATGTAACGCTCGCTGGCCGTCGTTATCACAGACCAGACGTTCGTCCAGTCAATTTCGGCAAAATGGCGAGTAAACTCGTCAATCCCGAGTAGCTGCGGTTGTTGCTGTTGTTGTAGCTGTCTGTTTATAAGCGCTACGGAACGCGAAACAATATCTATAACGTCCTCTTTCTTTATTACTATATTCATTTCTCCTCCTTTCTATATAAAGACCATTGTAGGAAGCGCTTGCGACCTTTCTCAATGAGCAGCGGGTGCATCGCATTACCTGCCTTGTCTCGCGTGTGATAGAAGCAGTTCTTAACACAATCCTGCATCTTCATTGATTCTTTGATGTAGTGCTTTCGCTTTAAAATTCTAAACTGAGAGCGGTCGAAGATAATCACCTTACCTCTAACAGTTGAAGGCATCACATAATAGCGGTTGCCGTTGTCCTTGGCTGATGCCGATTCCGCCGTTCTGACGGCCTTACTATAGACCATCTTTGCTTTTAATCTTTTAAGTAATCTAATCATATTCAATAATTTAACGTTTTTCGTTGTCAATATTTTTACCTGGTATCTCGTGTTGGAAGACTTCTTCAACATATCTTGTCTTGTCAACTATCTTTGGAAGTGGCATCTTAGAGAAGCAGATGTGCATACCAATCGCTCTTGTCATTAGCAGGTCATCGTGGCAGCCGAGAATGGCACCAAATGCGCCATTTGGCTTGCGCTCATAGCTAATCATCTCGTCGAGGCACCTGCCGTCTCGCTCAACATAGAGTCTCTCTCTCACTGCTCGCTGCAATGCACTGACGACAATTGGCTTGGTCGCCGTATTGGTGTGGAACCCATATTTCTTAGGCGCGTTCTGCAATATTTCTTCTTCGGATTGGTCGCGTGCATATAGATTAGGATAATAATCCTTGATGCGGTTGAGAATATAACCAGATTGGTCGCCGTCAACCATTCGCTCCCTGTCATGCGTCTCTAACGTGTTGGATTCTATCACCAGTTCTGCATTGTCGTAATATCTGCTAATCTGTGCTGCCTTCCATGCGAGAATATCCATGTCTATGTGTCCGTACCACTGGGCCACAACCTCTGGTTTTCCACCCCACTGCATGGCGAACCTATCGAAGACAACAATAACCGACCAGTCTGCCTTGGAAGAACGACCACCGATGTCTACAACTGTCAAATATCTGTCAGTAACCACCGTGTTATCGTTGAATATCTCTGGGTATTCCCATATTGCCAATCCACCCTTTTTTTCTTCGCTGAACCGCACATTAGACAAAGCCTTCGCGCCTTCGTTAGCGTCAGCCACTATATCGCCGACAGCACGAGGAGCCTTGCATGTGTGACGCAATTCTTCTACTTGATGGCGGTCGAAGACGATTTCGCCGCTGAAGCTGAAGGCTTCAATGTAATCAGAGGGGTACTCTGAGGCCATACGGGCATGGTCTGAATATTTTCGGCGCTCAGCTATGTACCAGTTTATGGCCTCCAATGTCGCACCCTTCTGCCATAGCCAGTAGATGTATTGGCCACATTCCTCACGTTCAGAAGATGCTTCTGTGTCGTTCCTATGCTCATACATTGAACGCGCGAAGCTCTCTCTTTCCTTATCGTCTGAGAATGGCAGAACATAAAGGTCGATGTCATACCAGCATATAACGATAGCTTCAAATTGCGATTTCCCCTCAAAGGCCGCAAGGAACTCGCGATGAAAGAAATTACCGACGCCCTTAGCGGTTGATTCATACACTATCATTGTGCGATGCTTATAGAGGACACCAGAGCAGGCAGACTGCACAATGTCTTCTGGGCTTTTTCCGTCCGTTGTCTTCCATAGACCAACCTCGGAGAGATGGATAAGGTTGTAGTCACCACCACGGCAGGAATCAGGACGCTCAGCGGTTCCGACCTTAATCTTACAATCTCGCTGAGGAACACGTTTAATGGCTCCGCTGTGGCCGACATTAACAAATGTAGATTCATTCGCCTTGTATTGCTCTCCAAGCTTATGTAATATCCATGAAGGCAGCTGCGTTACTGCCTTATTGAACATATCAAGGATTTCATCCGATGCAATAGACTGATGAGCGATGATGAGCGAGTTTAGACCGTATTCCTGCGTTATCTGCATCCATAGCATGAACAACTGAATGAGCGTTGAACCGCCAAGCTGACGAGCCTTTAAGAGGATGATACGTATTGGCTTCTTGGCTTCATATAACTCCATGAAGCGATTGACCAATCTGCGTTGTGGGCGTGTCAAGCGAAAGAGGATGTCACGGCCTCCACCTTTCGCTTTAATATACAGGAACAAGGCCGCGAAAAAGGGAAAATCATAGCGGATTCGGTATCGAATGAATTGCTGCACAACCGTGTCACGTGCCTCTTCCGTGTTTTCCTCCTCCATCACCTCATAGAGGAAGTTCTCTATACTGCCATGCTTGACCAGCTGCTTGACGAACGGTATCTTCAGCATCCTTTTAGGAACCAACTGCACAGGAATCGGGAAGTCATCTATCTCAATTTTATCGCGCTCGCCAAAATAGCCTTCCCCAGTTATCGGGTTAGGCTCATAATGGTAGCGCTTCATGCGCTCGTTGTCCTCTGCTATTATCCGCTCTATATCCTTCTCCATCTCCACCATTGTTTTTCAGTTATTAATAGTGAGCAGACGAAGCCAACCGCATAACAATAAAGGTGCAGTAGAGTATTCACACACGAAAATAATGCCGTCAGCGAACAATATAAGGCCACATGAGCAGCAATCACCCACCCTCTTGTTACTATCATCGAATATAGGCCAAGAGCCGCGAAGATAACCCCAGAAAAACCAAGTGTCCCTTCAATAAGGCAGGAAGGTGCCGTTACAGCGATGATGTAAGATGCCAGCAGGAACCAACGCGACATGCGGTAATAGAACGCCAATTGAAGAATGCAAAATATATTTAAAACCGCATGAATCAAGTTGGCGTGAAAAAGGGGGTAAAATAGGCGATTTAAGGCCATATTCCGAGAAATATACACGGAATCTTGGCTGATGAACGATAACACGAAAAGCGCCAACGAGACCGCCAACAAGATATTTATGTCAAGATTGCTATTTTTCATCCTTATGCTTATAATATATTGCCTTTGCTGATGCCGATGTGAGAAAAAACGAGGATGCAGGCGTGTATATTATCTTGCGGACAATATTACACACGCCTGCATCCTCGTGCTTTCTCTTGCATTCGATGAACCGCCAGAAAAGCTCGTAGAACATTTTTCGCTTCGTCTGCCTCATGTAAGACAGGTCGTCACCACGAAGCATCCGACGCATCACATAGATTGCGCGGTCTTCGCTTACCCAGTAGCGAGACGATGGCTGCTTGACGGCCTCTGCGAAGATGTCAAGGACATTGATATGCTTCACTTTTTTCATTGTCTCCCGACAGGCATGTATAACCTCTCTCGCTCTCTCGCCCTCGTATTCTATCGTACTAAACTTTTTCTTCATGCGGTAAAATGTTTTGACAATGCAAAGATAATAAATTACCGTTATAAAGATAAGCGAATTTGGCAGTTAACTATAATTACTTTTGCTTAAAAGCATAATTCAAAGCACTTAAACAAGTAATTATATGGCAGATAAACAAGTTAGTACGGGTGATGGAAACGTGAAGATTCCATCGGCAGGAGAGGCCACGCCTACACCAAGCAAGCGTGACGCATTCAAAAGACGACTTTCTGAGAAATATCCCGACAAAAACTTTGATGATGAAGAGGCTATGTTCGGCCAGATTTCTGACGACTACGACAGTACGGAGAGCGAATTGAACCGCTACCGCGAAGACGAAAGAAAGTTGACGAATATGTTCAACGCTGACGAACGCAACGCTGCATTGTTTGCCGACTTCGCCAATGGTGGCGACCCTCGCCTCACGCTCATCAAATTGTATGGAAAGGATGTCGGCGATATGGCCAACGACCCAGAGAAGCAGGAAGAGGTGGCAGCGGCGAACAGAGAATATGTTGAACGTGTCGCCAAGGAAAAGAGCCTTGAAGAGGAATATAAGAAGAACCTTGACGATTCTTTGCAGGCCGCAGACGACTGGCAAAAGAAGAACAATTTGACAGACGAACAAGTAGATGAAGCCTTTCAGTTTATCGTTCAGATTGCATCAGATGCTATCGTAGGTAAGTTCACAGAAGAAAGCCTTGACCTCGCCCGTAAATCCATCACGCACGACATGGATGTGCAAGAAGCAGGAAACGCGGGGGAAATCAGAGGTCGCAACGCGAAAATAGACATGAAGTTGAAAAAAAGTAAGAATAGCGATGGTGTTCCTTCACTCGGAGGAAAGAGCCGTGGCGCGTCTAAAAGTCAGAGCAGCCCTGACCTTGGCGCACTGGATGCTATCGCCAGTCGCGGAAGCATTTGGGATTCTGACGAAAAACGAACAAAATTCAAATAAACCAAATACAATTATTAATCACATGAAACAGACTATCAGTTTTAAAGGAGCAATGAAGTTTGTTGGCTTCCTGCTTCTTAGTGTATTATGCTTTGTCTTGGGTGCAGGCGGTAATGTCATGATGGCTGCCGCCGCCGATTTGCCCGACGCAGGTAAGACCGACAGCGGCACGGCAAGCCCAGAAAAGCCTATGAATGTTGAAGGTGCCGCCACCATGCAGCACGGACGAGAGAACGGAGACCCCGATTTCTACGTTAAGGACATTGACCAGAAGATTTGCAAGATTCGTCCTATGGCAACGCCGATTGACCAAATCAGCCGACAGGCAAGCGCCCAACAGACGGATTCATTTATTGTCAAGTACTACAGCGTAGGAACACGTCCAACTAAGACCCTTCTTAAAGAAGCGGTAGTTAAGCAGACTGGCGGCGACCGCGTATCACTCAAGGTTGAAGACCCAAATATCTTCACTATTGATGATACTATTCGCGTTTGCGGTGTTCCTGCTGTCACCAAGGAGAATGGTTCCGCCTATGATGCCAAGAAGGAAGTGGTGCCCGACCTCGTCCTTTGCGTGTGCGGAAAGGACAGCGAAGGTTATCCGCAGGTGTTTGCTGTTAATGGTGAGATTTCAACCGAGACGAACAACAACATTTGGCTTCCTGCCATCAACGCAAAGACTGTTCTTGTACGTATGGGTAAGTCTTGCGGTGAATTGGATGTACAGACTGGACGATTCAACAATCTGCCGACCGCAGAAGAGCAGTACTGCCAGAACTACATGATTCAGGTGGAACAGTCTACGATTGACAAGATGAGCGATAAGGAAGTTGACTGGAACTTCACCGACCTCGAAGAAGACGCTATCTACGATATGCGCGTGACCCAGGAGATGAGTATTCTTTTCGGCGACAAGAATGTTATTAAGCATGCCTCAAAAGACGGTATGGCTCGTTACTTCACCAAGGGTATTTGGTGGATGGGTTGCCCCAAGTACACCATCGGCCATTGGGATGAGACGGAAAACGCTTGCGTTATTAGCGATGACGACTTGGTTGACTTCTCACGCGACATCTTTGTAGGTACAGGATTGAGTAACGGCCGCAAGATTATGTTCTGTGGCTCCGACCTCCTTGCTACCCTGTCAAAGGTTAAGTCAGAGAAATTCCGCCTGAAGGATTCTGTTGAGAAATGGAACTTGAAGTTTAAATCATGGGAAACCGATTTCGGCGAAATCCTCACCATTCACCACGAGTTGTTTAATCAGTGCGAGATGAAGGATTGCGGCTTTGTGCTTGACCCCGAATACCTCACAAAGAAAACCTTCCTTTCGTTCAAGCGCAACGTCCTTGATTTGAAGAAGGCAGGAATCCGCAACACGGATGCAGCGGTTTTGCAGGAAATCTCCTGCTTGTACCTACGCTACCCGAAGGCACATGCACGCGTGCAGCTTGCACATAAGTAAACTTTCCGCGCCATAAGAAATAGGCTGCTTCTTATGGCGCGTTTTTAATTTTTAATGACATGAAAAAATATATTGCTCCCTGTACTATATCTCTTGACCTCACTTTTGAGGATGGAAGACACAGACATGTGAACTTCGATACCTGCACAGGGCTTGGAAGTTACTTCGTCACCAATGACCCAGAAGAAATTTGGGCCTTGGAGCACCACTACCTGTATGACAAGGAGTTTTTCTTGAATCGTGTGACGGAGGATGAGAAACCGAAAGAAATACAAGAGGAAACAAAAAGCGAAGAACCCGAGGTTGTTCAAGTTGACACGATGAGCGAAGCCAAGGAATTTCTTAACGAGCGCTTCGGTGTTCCGCGTTCAAGTATGAAAACCCTTCCACAGGTATTGTCTACTGCCTATGAGCATAAGGTAATCTTTAAAGGTTTGACGGAAGACAAGGAAAAGGACAACAACGACAAACAGTAAGATATGGAGACCTGCAACATTGACGATTTGGTGAAAGAGGTACGAGTGGCGCTTGACCAGAATATGGACGGCAAGGCTCTTTCCATGCTTGGAGACACCGATACGCTGACACTTGACGAGATTATACGCTCCACAATGGTTGACGCTGCAACGGCTATTGAAGAAGGTGCGCCATTGGAGATGTTGGAAGGGTGCGATGATGCCGTCAAGGAGGGAGAAGACTACATCGTATCATGGGGAAAGGAGAAGAAGGGTAGCGCCATACAAGCAGGAAGCGTTGCCCTGCCGAGTGATTTCCTTCGCCTTGTATCGTTTAAGATGAACGACTGGGATTACGCCGTGTCAATGCCTACCGCACAGGAGACTCCTGCTTATGAACGTCTTCAAGACCAATATAGCGGCATTGGTGCGACACCAAGACACCCAGCAATCGCCATAGATGTACCAAACAACGTATTGGAGTTTTATTGCAGCGCAAAGAATGCCAAGGTCGCATCATTCAAGTATGTGCAAAAGCCAGTGGCGAAAGAAGGCAAAATTACTATATGCCCCAAGTTAAGACGCGCCATTGTGTACGCAAATGCAGCAATGGCCGCTGCCGTATTCTCTTCCGTAGACCAAATGCAGGTAATGACGGCATTGGCATACAGACATGCCCATATTCAACCATCAGAAAAACAATAGACAATGACAAGAGAAGCGTGGGGAAATATCGAAGAACAACCGTTTAGGGTTGATGTCGGCACGTCTTTCAATGTGGCCATGTCTGCCTCTGTTCCTGCACATGTATTGTGCTTCACAACAGACGGCCGTATTGTACTGAATGAAACTGTATTTGGCGGTGCCAGTGTTATCTACATCAATGGCAAGAAATATATCAGCGACATCACTTCTGGCAGTGTAACCCTCCCGATGGCAGAGAGGGGTATAGACGGCCTTATGTATGGTGCCGACAAGGTAAAGCTTGACACCATTTTAGAAGGCGCAGAGCCTAACGTCGTTACTGCCGTTGCGTCAGACGCGCAGAGTGTCACCATAACAGACAAGGAGGAAACCCAACATATAGCCGCCGCCCGTCAGTGGGCAGACGCGACAGATACAGAGATTGCCCAAATCAAGGACAATGCTACAGCTATCGGTAATCTTGTCAACGCTAACTACCTTGAATTAAAAGGAAATGTTGACAATCTTGACAACCGCATAACATCCGAGAAAGCCTACCTTGAAAAGAAGATAGACGACAATGCCGCAAAGGTGTCGTCTATAAGAATGGAGATTTACGACGACATCAACGAGCTAAGAAAGCGCCAAGACAAAACGGAGGATGATTTCAATCTGCTGGATATGCAGGTCGGCAACCTTCAAAGCGATAGCGCCAAGTTGAAGAAACGTGTTGATGCTAACGAGTTAGCCATTTACGAGGACAGCATAAAATTCAATAAGATAGAAGAAGATTTTACGGGTATTAATATCGTGTTGGAGAAGCTTCAGTCGCAAGTGGATGAATTACGCAAGCAAATCGGACAGGGCGGCGGTGGCGTTTCTTCAGCCGACATTGAGATGCTCAAATCTCTTCTCACCCTCAATCAAACAGACGAATAAACTCATGAGTTAAAAACAAAATAAAAAAACATGGCAAAGTTTATCAAATTCAGAGAAAAAGCCTCTGTGGCGGCTTCAAAGGCTGACACAGAAGGCGCAGAAGGCCGCGTTGACGTGGTTAAGAGCGAAAATGCGCTCGTGTATGAAGCCTCTGCCGTTATCCGTGGAATCTCGGACACGCAGGCAGAGTATGTGAACCGAAAGGTTAAGGAGGAGAATGACGCGAAGGCGAAGATTTCGTTCAGCGTTTCACCTTCCGCAACTTTCGTCAAGGGTACATCAACGGCATTCACGTTGACCGTCACCTGTACATTTGCTGGTGCAAATGTTGACGCTGATGCACTGCCAATGATGACAGCAGGAGGCGCTTCTGTCACCGTTACGAAGAAGTCTACTGGCGTTTATTCTGGCACGGTGAATGCAAGTTCGACTACCCTCTTTGATGTACATGCTACCGTTAAGGGCGTTGCAAGAACTGCATCAAAGACGGTTTATGCCTACAATCAGATTTTGTTTGGCGTTAGCTCGTACGAGACAGCACCTGTCAGCGATGCGGCTGAAATGGCCAAGTTCCTTGCTCAGGTCAACGGTACGAAATTGCAGAGCAATTCAAACGGCACGTATAAGTTCTCCTTCACGGCAGAAAAGCCTTACGGTTATGTTCTGATTCCGTCTGACGTTACTGTTTCGCCTAACTTGGCAAATAACCTCGCTGGTCGCGAAGGCCCGTTGCCAGTTAACTTTGTAAAGCAGACTGACGCAACAGGTTCTGGTATCACTTATAGAGTGTATCGTATGGCATCAAAGATGGGTGTAAGCGTCCATAATGTTGAACTTTATTAATCTAAAGAGAAATGGAAAAAAAATACGGAGTAGCATCCGACTATATCAAATATACATCTCGTATCAAATCAGACACGAGTGACGGCGTTGCAGTTGAAGCCTCACAAGTTGTTGACCTTGAAGAGGATAAATTGCAGAGCGACATCAACAAAGAGTTGAAAGCGTCTATCGCATCTGCAAGCGGCAAAACCTACTCAAAGAGCGAAATTGACAGCAAGGATACTGCCACGCTGACTTCCGCGAAGAGCTATGCAGACACCAAGAAGAAAGAGGCCGTCAGTGCTGCCGCCACAGACGCAACCACGAAGGCTAACAGCGCCCTCGCTTCTGCCAAGAGCTACGCAGACCAGAAGGTTTCTGCCCTTGGAAGCGTGTACACAACTAAGGGTTCATGCACTGCCGCTCAGTTGAAGGCTCTCACTTCTGCCAAAGCTGGCGATGTGTGGAATATCACCGATGCCATAACCATTGATGGCAAGGCTTATCCTGCTGGCGTGAACGTGGTATGTGTTACTGCTTTCAGTGCTGCCATCGACCCAGCAACTACCAAAAATTGGGACGCTTTGCAGGGCTTGCAGGACTTGACGAGCTATGCCAAGAAGAGCGAAATTGAAGACACCGCCGTTGCTAATGTGAAATTCGCACAGGAGGAAGATGTTCCGCAGGATAATGGCGTCTCATTCAAGAAAACCATTACCTATGTCAACGGACGAGAGGCGACTACGGAATCAGACTTTAATCTTCTCCCTGCCACCTCCACCAAGGCTGGCGTTATGTCTGCCGCTGATAAGGTGAAACTTGATGCGGTGGATGAACGTATTAAAGGGGTGAAGGTTAAAAAGGTTGGCGATGCTGTCACAATTGAAGACCTCGACACTCCCAGCTTCGGTACTGCCATTAAAATCGGTGGAGGCGTTGAAATCAATAAAGACGCTATCATTGGTGAACATGCTCTCATTGGTGAAAACTGCGCCATTGGCAATGAAGTACTCATCTCTGACAACCTTAAAATAGGTACAGTTACAGTTGGTAGCGATTACGCTATTCAATTAAAAGCTGGCATAGATGATAAAGGTATTCAAATCCTTCAACGCGTAAATATCGGTAGTGATATTCCTTTAAACTTAGGCGGAAACGAACATCAAATTGTTGGTGTAACCATAGGCACGGATAAAGGTTTAGGCATGGATTCGGGCGGTAATTTTATTTGGGGGATACATGGCTCTAAGAAAACCGCCGCCACCACCGATGACATCTCTGGCTTAAAAACCAACCTCTCCGCCTTGGCATCCCGTGTCTCCGCTCTGGAAGACCTTTTGAAACTGGCATAGCCAAACTAACATTTAGACAGGGTGTACAGATGTGCATCCTGCCTAATCCTCTCAAACAAGAAAT